TTGCCATCAATGTTGATAGCAGGGATGCGACGCAAAAACTGCGGGCTATACAAGGGCAGGCTCAGCAGACTGAAAGAGCTTTTGGCGGACTAACAGCAGCGGCGGGAAAGCTTGCGGCTGCATTTAGCGCAATTCAAGCGGCCAAATTTGTTTTTGCAAAAACGGCTGAACTTGAAAGCCAGACGCGAAGCCTGCAAGTCTTAACCGGTAGCGCTCAAAAGGCTACTCAGATCATTCGTGAGCTTCAGCAAATTGGTGCGGTCACGCCATTTACCAGCACTGAACTGATTGACTCGGCGAAGCGTTTGCAGGCATTTGGTGTATCAACTGAAAAAGTTGTTGAAACGACCAAACGCCTTGCTGATGTTTCAGGTGCCACTGGCGCTGAGCTGCAAGGGATTGTTACTGCCTACGGTCAGGTTCAAGCTAAAGGAAGATTGCAGGGCGAAGAACTGCTGCAGTTCCAAGAACGTGGCGTTGCGTTGCAGCAAGTTTTGCGGGAAGAATACAAGTTGAGTGGCGAGGAATTTCAAGACGCATTAAGCAAAGGCCGTATCAGTGCTGAAGCGGTTGAATTTGCGCTGCAAAAGTTAACCGATGCTGGCGGTAAATATGCGAATGGTGCTGTTGCTCAAAGTGACACGCTGGCAGGTCGTTTAAGCACTCTTCAAGATGCAGTGCAAAACTTGGCATCACGCCTTGGCACGATTCTTGCGCCAGCGATGCAAAGCATTCTTGGTTTGGCAATTGACATCGCCAATCAAATCAATAATGTATTTGAAACGATATTGCTGCAGCGCCAGTTAGGCGCAAATTTATCGCCGCAACAGCGTGATCGACTGTTCAAGCAGGCTGACAAAGAAGCGCAACAGATTGCAAAACTGCGTGGTCGCGGTCGTATTGATCCCGCTGAATTTACAAAAGTGCGAGAAGAGCGTTTTCGCGACCTAATGCGGACGTATGGCTATCAGCAAGGCATCTTAACCCCACCCACTGCTGCACCGCCAACAGCCAGAGCAACGCTTCCTGGATTGATGGAAGCAACTGGTAAAGGCAAAAAAGGCAAGTCTGATGCAGAACGCGAAGCTGAGCGTCTAGCCAAAGAACTTGAGCGATCACTGGCTTTAGGCGATCAGCTTGCTACTCAGTTTGCACGTCAAGCTGTCTTGCTATTTGAAACTTCTGAACTTGAGCGTAAACGCCTGCAAATTCAATTTGATTTTGAGGATCGCGCTAAGCAGATTTCTGAGCTTAAAAATGCCGAGCAGCAAACAAACTTAAATCAGCTGAACGCAGAAATTCAACGTCTTGAACTGATTGACCTTCAAACTGAAGCGCTCAAAAAACAGGCAGAAGAAGCCGACAAGCTATTTAAGGCTGCTTTTGATGCCACCGAATTTGGTGTATCTGGTGGTGGCCCGATTGCCAACATGATCCAAGAAATGCAGCAAGGCCTGCAAGACTTCTTAGAGCCAGCAAATCAAATCAAGACTGCTGCGACTGCCATCGGCGATGCTTTTTCAAGCAGTTTCAAAGATGTTATTACTGGCGCAAAATCAGCTCAACAAGCCATCTCTGATTTCTTTGCCAAAATTGGCGAAGCCTTGATTGATTACGCCACGCAAGCAATTGCTCAGTACATCGCTGTTGGTGTTGCACGATTATTCGCTGGCGTCGGCGGGTTTGGCACGGATACAACCGGCTTAAGTTTCAACGGTTCACCGTTGTCTGGCGGCAAACTTTTCCCGACTGGCGCATTTGCCGAAGGTGGCTTTGTAACCGGACCCACCAATGCACTAATCGGCGAAGGCGGCGAACCAGAGTACGTCATCCCGCAATCCAAAATGTCCGCCGCAATGTCCCGCTATTCGCGTGGCGCCCGTGGCGAATCCGTCATCCCAAGCAGCGGCACAAGTACAGAATCGGCAGGCGGCACCGCAATCGCAACCGCACCGATTGACGTGCGTTACACCGTTGAACGCATCAACAGCGTCGATTACGTCACCGCCGATCAATTCCAAGCTGGTATGCGGCAAGCCGCTGCACAAGGCGCTAAACAAGGTGAGCAGCGTGCGCTTAGCACCCTCAGGCAAAATACAAACGTGCGCCGTAGCGTCGGAATCTGATGAGCGACACCCTTGCTTTTGGCCAGTATCTGACTCTGCGCACACCTACCCAACAGGGCGGTTATCAGTTTCAAAATTACTGGGTCAACGAAGATGCGCCATTTGCCAACGTCGATACCGGCGAAACCATAACGTTTGGATATATGCCGTTTGCGTTTAGCGGTTCCACGCTGACCAAAAGTGGCGACAACCAACCGGCAACACTGGCGTTTCCAAACAATGACCTCAGTCGGGGATGGGCTGCCACTGCAATCCAAGATCGCTGGATCGCCAACGTTCGCATTTTGCTGTTGAACCCTGACGACAAAAACGATTACACGCTGATTAGCCGTTACGTCGGACAGATTGTTTCCGGCGGCTGGGATGGCACCGCATTGAAGCTGAATATGGCTTCAGTGTTTGATGCTGTTGGTGCTGACGTGCCGCGTAAAAAGCTTACGCAACAGCTTGTGGGTCATCTGCCTTTGACTAGCAACGTGCGCGTGCAGTGATTGACCTGATCGGGCGCCCGTACCGCTTTGGCGCTGATGGCACTGATCCGGACAAGGCGATTGACTGCATCCATTTAGTACTGGAGGTGCATCGCAGGCTGGGGTTACCGTCTGCACCACTAGATCCAACTTGGTATGACAGCAATCAAATGCGTATTGGACGGGATCTATTGAAGTGGTGTCGCAGGATAGAGCAGCCGGTCTACGATGGTGACGTGTTACTGGATTCGCAGCCCCCAATTGCGTTTTCAGTGTTTTGGAACCAAGGATGTCTGTACGTCAACCGGCATTTGAAGGCAGTGGCATGGTGCCCTATCGGTCAGATGCCGCGTTGCCGTTGCTTCCGTTTGAGAAGCGTCTAATTCACGAGCTAGGTGTAACAGAAGAGGAATACCGCAAATTTGCCGATGAGGTTCGCCGCAAGCCATACAGAAGGCCAGCGGAGTATGCGCATATTCCTGATGTACAGAATTTTGAAGTTGTCGCTGTCATTAGCCTTGTTTTAGGGCTACTGTCAACGGCTGCATCGTTCTTGCTGGCACCCAAGCCACAGCAACCCAAGACTTCGGATATTCGGCGTAAGCGTCTTGGCGGTCAAACAGGCCAAGAGAATTTTGCGCCAACTTTTGGCTTTGACTCAATCCAGCAGCTTGCTCAATACGGGCAAACTGTGCCGATTGTGTTTACGCGCCAGCAAGAAAACGTAGACGACAACGGCGTGCGTTATGTCAGTGGTGGCGTATTGATTTCGCCGCTGATGGTGTGGTCTCGCATGAAGAGCTGGGGCACGTACCAGATCAGCGAAATTGTGGCAATCGCTGGGCAGGGTCCAATGAAAAAGCCCAGTCTGTCTGCAATTTATCTTGGCAACTCGGCGCTTGACTCAATCTACAACGAGTTCTTTGATTTTTACTGGAACGGCGGTTATGAAACGTTAGGTGAAGGTAGCCGTTTGCGTATGTACAACCTGCGCTACGGCACGCTGCGTATTGATGACGGGCGAAGCAAAAACGAAAATGCTTTTTACGCTCCCGCCGTCAATGCACCCGACCAACCTGCTTTTTGCGGGGCTTTTACACCGACTAGCCAAGCCCGCTTTGGCGTTTACGCAGGTATCCCCAACGGGACGCCGTATCGCCCTAACTGGAAGGTAATTTCCACACTCAAGGAATGGCAAGAAAATGACAATGATCAATTCAAGCAAGCGCGCACAGACGTTAAAAAATACGTCGATCCTTATTTGAGAGCCGTACATCCTTATGGAGACAATGGGCCGGATTCAATTGGCTCCGGGATGCCCGGTACAGGTGTTAATTATGCTCGCCGCGTGGGAATTATTCGCTTAAACGGAGAAAGGCATCAATTAACAGAAGCAACAAGAGACGGTATTCGTGTGTGGGAAAATTTAACCACGGAACGCGAAGTAAACGTGGGCGATAGTCTTGTTATTTTGTTTGGCAAAGGTAGACAAGAAGTAAAACCTTTTAGTGCAATTGGTGATGCAGAGCGACCTGAAGTTGAAGACGTGCGCACGGCTGTAGAAAGTGAATTATCGCGCTATGACGCTGAATTTGCGATTGGTACAACTTTTATGATTGGCCGCACAATGTGGCAAGTAACTAGCCGAACACAAGGTCCATACAGTGCCAAAGCACATAAGAATGATGGCTTTACGGTTAAAATGCGCTGTATTGAAGCCTGGAGCGAAAATCAACGCAAGATTGGCATTGTCGATGCACAAGCGATCAATGCTGAAGGTTACTTGCCTTATAGCGACATTGAAGAAGCTTTTTATCCAATCCTTCGCTACGAAGCGGCGACAATACAAAATACACGCCGCACAGAAGTCACCGAGATCGGCATCAAGAGCAACGTTTGGGCAAAGTTAAATAATCTTTGCAATTTCAACACAATCCCAACACCCGGCAAGCTTGCGAAAAAGAAGGATCCTAGGGGCTTTAACTCACGCAACGTATTGCTTGAAACAGGCTATGTCAATAAATACGTGCATCGCATGTCATTTTTTGCGCTTGACGTGCGACCGTCAAACGTTGATGCGGTCCGCGAATCAACCCGCAATGAAGGCTGGACAAATTTGGGCGATTATTTATTTGCAGTAGTTGGCTCAGCACCAAAAGATATTTACTCGTTTATTCGCGTTACGCACGCCAACAAATCCCAGCTCGAATTTCGTATGCGCCCTGTCAATAGCGCATGGTTTGCGCAACAAAGCGGCGGTATAAGTGAGGTGTTTGTGTTGGATGGTGGGGCAACTCCTTACAAGGAATGGTCATTTGAAACTTATATGGGGACTTTCCGTGTTGGCGGTCGCGGGTATTTTGCGCGGCCGATTGATTACTTCACTCACCGCGAAATGGCGGTAAAACCAGATCAGATTGACCCTGACCGCGACGATAGTATCGACGTAACCTATGGCACTTGGGAGCCTGATTACAGCCGCATTGATGTCACGCCAAACGGAATTGAGAATACAGATACCGGCAGTTACGAAGTACCTTTCAATACTGTTAGCAACATTATGTCTTTGTTTTTTGGAGAAGACCCTTACTTTGACAATTTGCCTGTAGGCACGAAACGTACAAAGGGTGGATGGACTTCAGCTAATCAGCCCGGCAGGTCTGTAGTTATGACCATCACGGTAGAAGCATTTGAACAGTCTTTGCCTACGACGCCCCGTAATCGTTGGTGGAAAATTGTCGAAGTGGATGTTGAATCTTTTACAGGCAACTGGAATAACGGCGAATCCTTCTTCAAAAATGCGCAGACAAAAGCTGGCGTGCAGCATCGTTTTCATTATTTAGTTTCTATTCCATCAAAATACTCTGAAAGCAATGAGCCTGGAACCACCACTCGTTTATTTGAGCGTTACAGCGGCATTGCGGAAGTGTCTCATTACGGCGATCTTGTAACCCGCAGTTGTGATGCCGGCCCAGAGCACGAAATCGTTTACGTCAACGAAAGCCTGTCAGAGCAGCCGATTCCTGAATACACAAACTGTGCTGTCGCTGGCCTGAAACTGCGTTCAAGCGACAATTTCACGCAGCTGGATCAACTGCGTTGTTTCATGGCTGAGGGCATTGAAGTAACCCGTTTGAACGACGGCTCTTTTGGTCCGAGTAATTTACTGTCCGATCTTGTTTGGTACATGTTGACCGACAAGGACACTGGATCAGGCGAGCTGATTAACTCTGGCTTAATTGATGGCGAGGCATTGACGACATGCGGGCGCTATCTAGAGGCGAATCAGTTGTTCTTCGATGACGCTATTGCGGATTCCATCAATATCAGAACTTGGCTGGGTAATGTTGCGCCAACAGTGCTTTGCAACCTATCGCAAAAGAACGGACGTTTTTCGATGGAACCAGCATTGCCCTACGACGCCGGTTATCGGATAGATGCATCACGATCGGTCGAAATTAAAGGCATGTTCACCGATGGCAACATTATCGAAGACAGTCTCAATATCGAATGGCTTGATCTGGAGCAACGCAATATGTTCCAAGCCGCTGTGCTTTATCGCTGGACGGGACTGAACAAGCTGCCCGAACAACGCACGATTGTTGTTCGCTACAACGAAACCGGCGCGTCTGAGCTGCCGCTTGAGGAGTTTGACGTTCAGCACATCACGAGTGACGACCACGCCTTGAAAATGGCGCGTTATTTCTTGGCACTGCGTAAGTACATCACACATACGATCACATTCCAAACGCTGCCTTGGGGCTTGTCATTGGCACCCGGCGATTTCATTCGAGTGTCAACTGAAATGAGTCCTTACTCGCCCGCCAACAATGGAATCGTCAAGCCGGACGGCACAGTAATCGCTGCATCGGCATTGTCGGATGGCAATTACAGCGTTTATTACTGGGAGCGCGATCAGCAGGAAGTCAACAGCGGAACACTGCAAATTTCGGGTGGCATTGCGCAAAACCTCCGCAACGCTGTCTTTTCGGTGATCAATCAAAACGTCAACGAAGAGGTTTACCAAATTGAGGCGATTGATTTGAACGAAGACGGCATCGTCACGATCAAAGGCAGCAACTACCCAGTAGACAGCTCTAACCGTAGTTTGATCGCACGAGACGTTTTAGACTTGGACAACAGGTTTGAAGTCATTGGAGCGATCGACGACTGATGGCCTTCCCTAGCCACGCCCCAACAGGTCGCAGCTTTAATGCTGGTGATTATGCCTATAAAACATTCCAGTCGCAGAGCGGCAAAGAGGTGCGCATCCTGTACGGCGACAAGCGCACGGGTATGACGTTAGATCTGTCCTACGACAACATTGCCGATACGGCTGCCGATGATTTCATCGCCCATTACGACGAAACCAAAGGCGGGTTCAGCAGTTTTACGTTGCCAGCTGCATTTCGC